ATGATTACATTGTCCTTACGTTCGATGTTCTCCAACTGAGACACAAGGTCAAACTTCAACTCTTCTATATTGGCGATAGGAGTATGAAGAACCCTATCAGGGTCAATTCCAAACTGCTCGAAATAAGACTGGGGTGAACCGAACTCACTATCGTAGAATAGAACAATCGCATCTTTGTACTCCTTTAGGTACGCACCTGCCATAAGCAATGCGAACGATGTTTTAAAGTGTTTAGATGGCCCTGCCAGAACCGTCATTCCCGGAGTAATACCTCCGTCCATAGATCCACTGAGTGCCACATTTACCATGTGGGTATCAGTCTTTACATGATCCTTCTCGTTATAGAACACCGACTTCGACAGTACTTCCGTTGTCTTGATCTTGCTGTTCTTCTTCATTTTGTCCATTATACTCATTATCATTCTCTCCAAACGTTATATTATTTACTAATTCTCTATCATCTAAGTCATACATTATACGGTATTTGTTGTTGATTGTCAAGACATTATTCAAGAGAGTGAACTCTGCTCCCCTTGCTTGACTAAACTTATATAATGCCATTGTGTCTTTGGGTAGACACGCACCGCCAAACCCCTTCTTCTTATCCGGTCCCGGAACTCTGGTGTGCTTGATACCAATACGATCATCCGCACCTAATGCGCGAGACACCACATTGTAACTACAATCAAATGAACTGACCAGATCCTTCAACTGATTGAAGAATGTCAACTTGGTTGCGAGATACGCATTTGACGCGTACTTCACGAACGATGCTTCCGGTCCGGACATCTGGTAGAACTTCGTAGACTTACATCCACTGAAGAACTCATAGAAGTCTATGACATCCTTACACGCGGCAGGTGTTCCACCAACCACATGATGTTCAGCATTAACAAAGTCTTCGTTGGCAGACTTCTCAGTCAGGAACTCAGGATTGTATGCGAACCTATCAAAGGATCCTTCGGGTATAGAGTTGTACAACCGATCAATGATATCAGGTGTTACTGTTGATTTCACAATAACAAGTGAGTCAGTATGGTTCATCAACTTCAGTACCGCATCTTCTACGATAGACGCATCCACGAATCCAGTGTCGGAGTTCTGTGGTGTTGGTGCGGTGATGAATGAGATGGTAGGTTGTGCCTTAACCAAGTCATCAATAGTCGTGCCATAGTTTGGATCTACAATAACGAACTCTATCAAGTCATGGTAGAATGCGTACTCTACTGCCTTACCAACGAAACCATGACCAACAATACCCACTTTGAGTTTGTTAGTCTTGCTGATCGATGTTGGTGGTGCTTCATTCACATCTGGTTTAACAGGTGCGTACTTATCAAAATCATCTGCCATTAGTTCATATACTCTTTATACCATTCATAAAAGTTTGCCACACCTTCCGCAATGCTAGTCGTGGGGGTGTAACCTAGTGCCATTAGTTTACTGGAGTTACTCCAAGTCTCTAACGTATCTGCCGGATGCTGTGGAGCATAGTTGATCTTTGCTTCGCATCCAGTGTTCTTCTCGATCTCTCTAACGAAGTCCATAAGGTCTACTTGTTGTCCTCGTCCAATGTTAAAGATCTCACCTGCCGGTAAATCAGCAAATAGAATACATTCAATACCACCAAGGATATCATCAATGTAGGTAAAGTCGCGCTTCATATTACCATAATTATACACTGTTATCTCGTTACCTGCAAGTATATTCTTTGTGAAGTCAAACAATGCCATGTCGGGTCTGCCCCAAGGGCCATATACAGTGAAGAATCTTAGACCAGTTGTGTTGAGTCCTGATCCCTGCATCTGACATTCGTTTGCCCACTTAGTCCAACCGTATGGGTTCAACTGCTTACCAGACTCCTTGCCCTCTGTCCACGGTAGTTCACTACCTGCGTAGACACATGAGGTTGACGCATAGATGATACGCACGTCTGGCAGATGTTCCTTACAGATATCAATGAGGTTCTGGGTAGCATCAATGTTGTTCGCATGGTACTGCTTCTCTTTACCGAACGAGTCACGAACACCTGCGTGTGCCCCAAGGTGAATGATATGAGTAGGCGCAAAGTCTATCAACAACTTATCCAGAGCAATCCCCGAACCGGGAATCATCCTCAAGTCACATGGCACCACATCGATATCGAAGTGATCAACACGTTTGACTTTGAGGTCTGGTTCGTATAGATGGTTGTTGTAGTTGTCTAATCCTTTGACTGTATAACCTTGATCACGAAGACGTGCGGTCAACTGTGATCCAATAAATCCTGCCGCACCTGTTACTAGTATTTTCATTATCCGTTCCTGTAGACGTATTCTAAGGCACGATCTGCTTCTCTTGCGAGAGGACGATTCTCGTACCACTTACCTGTTTCATTGTCAAACTCTTTACAGAGATCAGCAATCTGTGTAGCAGAGATAGGGTATCCGCGAGACACCGCACTACCTGCAACCGCGACCATGATCTGGTACATCTTATAGTACCATCCCTCACCGCTAATCGTTTGGTACTCAATACCCAGTCGCTTTGGCCAGAATGGGCAATCTCTGTATGAGTTCCAATTGAAGTCAGTATTATTTAGTCCATTCTTACGATGCTCTATTACCTGCTTCTGCATCTCTGGTGGCATCCGATCAAAGAATGAGTTGCCAGTCTTCTCTACATAGGGATACTTAGCAATTACTTCAGATACATTAACTGGATTACCCCCCAAATGACTAAAGAAGAAATTATTAGCATTAGGGTATATCGCAGGTATGTAGTACATTCGAGCAAGATCTTTTGTCTGTGGATCACCAAGTTCGCCAATGGCAGTATTAAATGCGAACCAGAAGGGTTTGATTCTATCAGTTTCAATAGTTTCATCAAGTCGGAAGACCAGACGAAATTTAAGGTGTGTATCCCTAGAAGAAGCAGTACTGTAACACACGAAGTCAATATCGCGAAATCTATCAATGAGTTCATTCTTTAGTACCTCGATATCAGAAGAAAAATCATGGTCATCCACGTCAACAGCGCACCAACCACCCCAACGTAAAGTATTAGCATTACTACGCGTGGTACCAGACTCAAACATAGCAGGAGTAATAAGAGGACTAGAATTTCTACCACCTTTCTCACCTTTATTCTTAGACAGTCCTTCTAGCAGACCAACGAACTCACCCCAAGATTGTACAGCAACCTTGCGATGAGTCTTGTTGTCAAACTGAGACTGAAATATTGTTAGTTCGTATTTAATCATAGGTACTATTATAACACACTAAGTATGCCCTTGTCAAGAGAAGAAATCACCCGAAGAAGTCCCAGTTATTTTTATAACAAGTATACTTACCTTCCCTCTTCAATGCAATGCGAATATTCATTGCATCACCAGTTACCTCTCTTGGTATAATATACCAATCATCCTGTGGGATATTATGCACAGCAAAGAAGTCTACTGATTCTGTCGGATAGGGATACTTACCCTGTTTGCCGGACTTGACCGCATTAGTTCCCTTACATATATTGAAATTACCGTCACCTTTGATAGATGACTTAACTTGGATTTTGAGTAGTCTATCATTAACATCTACAACTAAGTCATAGTCTGCGGTTCCGTTTGGTTGACTCACCATATACGAATGTTCCACAAAACACTTAGTAGCAAATATCTGTTCAGATACTTCACCTTGCCTAACTGTATTCTTTTTCATCCGAAGAAGTCCTCTAGTGATGCTTGCGGTTCGGCATCCCATCCAACGGCATCTAGGATAGGGGTCAATGGATCAAGGAATGTCTTGTCGAACATAAAGTCATAGTCAACATACTTGTGCATACCTAACTCAGGCGGCAGTCGCATAGGAAATGCGAACACGTTAGACTTCATCGGATTGGGCATCTTCATGTACACGAACTTGATCTTCTCGCCATTCTTGATAGGTTCGTACTTCTTTAAACCTGCGTCTTTGATTGCCTTGTTGAAGAACAACGCACCTCGACAATGGATCGGGGTAGACTTCTTGAACACAGTCTTGCGGTCATACCACTTCTTGATATCATTGATGCCACGAGGGAACGATACGTCTTCGGGCGGCAACTGTCGGAACCTAGACCTGAAGTCCTTGATAAAGTTCTGGATGTCGAGTTCGGATCCTTCGATGATCAACTTGAAGATATCCTTGAAGTTGTCGCGGCAGACCATAGGAGTCGAAGACTTGATTGCTTCGATACCCATCATCTTGAGTTTGGGTTCGCTGTACTGGACACCCTCGTTATTGTGGACGGATAGGATGTAACGTTTCTTCGCAGTCCAGATACCACGCGAGGCAATAACCTCTCGACCCATCTCCATACGGTTGACGTAGGCACCAGTCACCTCTGCCATATCAGAGTAGGCAGACACGAGGATCTTCTCGAAGTGTTCGGAGCAGATCTTGTCTAGGAACTTGACTGGATCCTTGGGGGAGAACTGATCAACCAATGCGCCCATACGGATATACACGGAGTCAGTATCAATCGCGACAACATAGTCCTCGTCTGTCTTGAGAAGTTTCTGCATCTCATTGTTGACGGCACGTTCTGCCCACTTGATTGCCAACTGACCTGCGAGTGTAATAGATTCGGCAACACGTTGATCAAAGTAACGGAACCATCGGTTACCCAACGCACCATAGAGGGAGTTCATAAGAATCTTGATTGCCATCTGTTGGTTGTTGAGGGATGTGATCTTGTACTCAAGTTCCTTGCTAGGATTGTCTTGGTGTAACTGCTCGGTCTTGAGCATCTCTTGCTTGATCAATCTACGCTCGGCATAGTACTCACTAATGATAGTAGGAATCACACCAACCTTATTATGGGAGAACCTAACACCAGTCGGTGCCAAAGAGTAACCACCCTGATTAACCATGCTGTCTCCATCAAGGAAACTATCCACGGACACGCCATACTCGATACCATCGATCACAGTTTCGGGTGACATATTGTTCTGGACAATGATCATAGGATACAGAGAGTTCAAGTCAAAGGATGTTACCCAGTCGTGAGATCCAACCTGTGGTTCTTTAACATAACCACCGGGAAACGAGGTCTTGGGTTTCTCTACCTTCGGGGGTACGGCAACCTTCTGCTTGTTCAGCAGACGGAAGATGATCGAGTCCCAGATTGCCACGGTACCTAACGTCTCGCTATAGTTACAACCGCCACGATATGCCATAGTCAACACTAGGGAGATCAGATCTAACTTCTTGTCGAGGTTCTCGACCAACTCCACATCTTTGATGTTGTAGTCGATGAACTTCTGGTAGTCTTCCTTGTATAGAGTATGGAGGTTGCCATGCTCTTCATAGGAGAGTTTGTTCTCGCCAAGTTCCACAAAGGCGATGTGGTCAAGACGGTAAGACTCCTGTAACTTGTAGGTGAACTTCTTGTAGATCTCCATGTAATCAAGATGCTCGATACCGCCAAGGATATAAGTCTGGGTCGGTTGACCGAAGTTAGTATGGTTGCGTTCGCTAATCATACCCCACGGAGACAGACGTTTGACCGTAGTCTCACCGAACTTGGATCGTATACGATTGACCATATAAGGTATATCGAATCCCATGCTGTTCCAACCAGTGATGACATCTGGATAATGGTGTTGCCAGTGATCGATCCACTTCATCAGTAGATCTTCTTCGGAAGAACATTTAATGAAAACAACATCATCGCGAGTAACAATATAGTCGTTGAGACCCCATACAAAGTAGTCACCATCGTTGGTTGACATAGCAATAGAGATGACAGGATACTTTGCTTCGCGAGGTTCGGGGAATCCTTCATCGGATGCCACCTCGATATCGATGGTACAAGTCTTGATTAGGGAAACATCATAGGGAACTTTGTTAGGAAAGACCTCGGCAATGAACTGTGCTTGATAGTTGGCATTACCATAGACCTTGAAGTTGGCAACATTATCGTACATCTTGTTGAACTCGGTTGCTTCCTTCATAGTGTCGAAGGTCACTGGTTCTACAGGTGTGCCATCCAACGCAGTCCATCCAGACTTAGGTGCGGTCTGGGAGGTAACATACATTGTGGGTTTGAAAGGTACTTTTACCTTGACGGACTTGCCGTCTTTGTATCCACGGTACAGGATAGAGTTACCTGCGCGATTCACGGACGTATAAAATTCGGTCATATATTCACTCGGTATTTGATATTATATGTAGGTATTATAACAGATTCGACACCACCTGTCAACTAAAGAATCCGTCCAAGGTATTGGTGTTGGGATAGGAGTAGTTGCGGAGTAGTAGTTCTTTACGCATTGCTTGTTCTTTACCATACTTAGGAGTCGAGTTCATAGTATAGGTCAAGTCCCATTCCATTTGATCCCACTCACTATATGCCTGTTTGAGTTGATCATTACTGTTGTAGGTAATCATAGTCATTCCACTAGATGCGGTCATGTCATCGTGGAATCTCTTGTGGCAGAACGAGTCGTGCATATCTCCACCATTGCCATAGATAAATGACTTGATATCGTATGGAGGATCTGCGAAGATGAATGTATCTTGGTCGGCACCCTCCAGTACTTCAGCATAGTCTAGGTTGGTGATCTTCCAGTTCTTCATTATAGCGGCATACATTGGTAGTTTACTGATTATACTGTGCTTGAACTTATCGAAACACGCAAGTTTACTGAACGAACCAGTAGACTCACCTAGACCAGAGAACGAACAACGATTCATAATATAGAACATCCACGCGATCTCAAATGGATCTGTCGCTGTAGCAAGACCTTCACGCATAACCTTATAGTAACCAAGGTGAGACTGAAGGGGATCTTCGGCATCCATCAACTCGTTCTTAACATCAGTTAACTTGTCTGCGAGTCTTTGACCTTCTTTCTGTAGGGTAGTCCAGAAGCAGTACAGGTTGTAGTACTTGTCGTTGACCCACACTGGTGTGTCTGGGTTTGCTTTGGAGAATGCGATAGCAGGAGAACCACCCCCAAGGAATGGTTCACGGTATTCTTTGATCTTGCGAGTAGGCATCTGTGGCGCGTCATATAGAAACTTGACTGCGCGAGTCTTACCACCGGGATATCTCAGAGGAGTCTTTAGATCTTTGTACTTCATAATATAACTCTATTGCTCAATAGGGTACCATTATACCATAGGTAATCTGATAAAGCAAGTACTTTATTCAATAACTAAGAGATTCTTATTCTTAGTCCAAGGTTTTTCTATGTGTTCTTCTTTGTAACTATGATGATCTTGGGTGACCTTCATAGTCTTAGATACCACCTGAGTGCTTGGTAGTTTCCACTCGTTAATGTCTTCGTGCTGATCTGATCTATTGAATGGTACCTGTACGTTACGACCAAAGTATAGAGTTCTACAACTCGCCCAAGGATGGATGACAGTAGTAGCATATCCTCGGTGGTCGGGGTCATGGGTGTGCAACACCCTAGTTGTGTATGTGGCAAACAATCTCTGAAGAGTACAGTACGGGCCACAGTTGATAGGAAACTCAGCATTAGTCAATGCGTTATACATCCACCCTGCGGTTTTACTCTCTAGACTATAACAACCCATGAACAATCCTATGTTGCGATAGAGAACATCCATCTCGCATAGTTGTCTAAACCTTCCTATGTCTCCATTGAAGTATGAGTCATGTTCTAGTACGAGGAAGTCTTCGTCTGCCTCGCTTGCCATACGCATAAGTTCCCAGTGAGAACACATCCCTGCCATCTCTGTGGGAGAATGCATCTCCTTGGTGTTTCCACTCAGAACATCTGCTCTCATAAGTGACTTCGCCCAAGTGTACTTATCCAAGTGTTCTTGGTAGTTATCAGACTCAGGGGTTATCGCGTCGAAGGTTCTTATTTCAGAAATAACACCTGCGACTACAAGAGGTTGGAAAGACTCTAGGGAGATCTTGGCATATGCTTCGGAGATTTCATTTCCCTTGATTACAATCTGGTATGCTATCACTAATCTAGGTTCCACATATTCTGAGGCATATTGACTATGTTCCAATGCCATGCTGTATCTTTACTATCAGCACCCATCAACTGGACGTGTACCATCTTGGTATCTTTGGTTCTCCAGTCACACAAGTCTAGTTCAGGGTTGCCCTTGATCTTAGCATAGTGTACATAGGAGTTCCATCCATTGTCCATATCCTGTACATCCATATCATGGATAAACATCTGGGCATGAAGGTAAGGTTGGTCACAAGTATAGAAACTATCCAATCCCATATTCCTTACAGTATCGACATATTGTTTGAAGTCTTGAAACTTCTCTCGTGCCTTGACTCGTCCTTCTTTTGAATACAAGACAACTCCAGTGTTGTATGCGATAATACCATAGCGATCACGAGGTACTTGTGTGTTGAACATATTCTTCAGCATCTCGCCCCATCGTTCGTCCGTATCATGTGTGATACGCCCACGAGTAATGGTACGGATACGAGACTGTTCGGGTTCTGTACAGATACCAATCTCACCAGTGAACTCATCAAAGATGTTTTCTTTTAGACCATCCACAGGAAATACATCCGTATCCACAAACATGATCTTATCATACTTGTCGAAGGACTTGTCATAAACTGGTTTGAACGCACCGTAGTGAGGGGAGTAGTTACCGAAGTCGTAATTGAAAGTAGAACGCAACCAATTAGGATTCTCTTCGAAGAGGTACTCAGCACCAATAGACTTGGCATACTTCTTCATAGCATTAACACCTGCTTGGCAGGATTCTCTAACTGGGCCATCCCAGTACTGATATATGAGGTTCATTACAAATTCCTTAAAGGTTTGAGGGACATATACTGCCCCTCCATTCAATACTACTTATACTAGTGGTATCAGTGCCAATACCATTGCGTAGAAAAATATTACTGTTACTATAGGTGTGCTGAATCTCTCGACTCTGCGATCAATCTTGCTCTTCATTACTTTGTTCTCTCAGTTAGTAAACAGACCATTCTGCTTACACCATTATTTATAGCACCATGTCTCTTTGGTATGTATCTAATACCGCATATAACTAAATGTAATACCGTATTAGAAGTAAGTCGCAGGGTCAGG